GTAATCGTAGTCTCCATTTGCAAAGTCTTGACCATCTATTCTGAAGATAGATAGTTGGCAACCAGATTTCTGTTTACCCCAAAACTTAAAGCCAATCTTTTCATAGAAAGCAACTGACTCTGGCTCAGATGAAACTCTAAAGTACTTTGCGCCTTTCTTCTTAGCAATTCGAAGAGAATCTAAGCAAAGAAGTTTTGCCACACCCTTACCTCTATGTGCAGCAAATGTGTGGAGCAATTGAAGATTAGCGGTATATGGTGGGCGTTTACCTACTGTTGTTATGATCGCTCCGCAAAGAATATCACCTTCCCACGCACCAATACATTCATCCCACTGTTCTTGCATATCAGCTTTAGCTACAAAAGTCTTAGCGAATGAATCTGCTTTGTCTGTTGATATGGCTGCTATGAATTCAGCACGGGAACATTTAGACAACTTCAATGAACTCACGTTTCTTCTCTCCACGATCTTCTGCGTGTTTAGTTTTCTCCCAGCCTTTGAATTGTTCTAAACTCCAAATCATTGGTGGGAATTTATAACGTCCCTCAGCAATCATATCATATACAGTTGGACCATCATTTAATGCTGCGTCAATAAAGTCTTCAACAAATTTAAAGCATGAGGAAAGTTCTTCTCTATCTAGTGTTGCTCTGAACAGACGAAACTCGATAGTACCGATATGCTTCATTGAGTAAGTATTAATTGCGTATCTAAATGGGCGACCCATTGATACACCGTCTTTTCCAGCAGCATGAAGTTTAATGAAGTGATCAAAGTCAGTTGCTAGATTAATGATATTATCGCACATATAGTCAGGCATTGGACGACCACCATCAAATTTCAAATACATCTTCGCGCCTTTGACTTGCTTCATATCTCCAGTTTCATAGAAACCATATGCATGCTCAATAGCTGTATGTTGATTCTCTTTTACGTATTTGATGAAACTCTTTAATGCCTCAACATTATCCTTCAATCCTGGAACGTGGCAATGAATATGAGTATGCGTTGTAGTACAGATAGTTGGAGGATGACCTGCTTTGTCAAACAAATCATATAACTCAAAGTATCTATCAACTTGCTCAGCCCAAGTTCTAGTTGGTCTGGTATTAATCTCACCACCAAATGGTGGCTCAATACCTAGTGGGTCTGCGCAAACATTCTTGTATGGTTCTCTGATGTTAATGATATCACGCTCACTATACTCCCAAGCACCAAGATTATCTGGGACGTTCATAGTTCTTGGAATGTCGCCCCATTCAATTTCCATACCATACGTATATTTACTCTTATCAAACATAAGCCACCTTTTGTAAGTCATTACCAGGAACATCAACCTCTACAACAGTCAAATTCATTTCACTATCAATAGTATAATAATGATTCATTGGAACTTCTTGTGGGTCTTTTAAACCAGCACGAATAGCGATATCAGCTGTTGAAGTTATTATATAACCATTCTCCAACTTAGTAAAGTATATTGGACGCTTTCCATTACGATAGAATCTAACCTGCCTGTTGAACCGAAGTTCAACAACACCCATTGACATGTTTGAGAACTCTCTTAGTGGATCGCTAGAATGTAAAACAAGTTCACTGTCATTCTTTGTTATGCAATCATAACCATATAGTTCTTTCCAATTCTCTGGCAGTTCTTGAGTAATAACACCGTTATGCGCAATAGCATAATCTTGATTGCCAATGGGTTGATTATACTCTAGATCGCTAGTGCTATAACGACAATGACCAATCAAATAAAGATTACCGTCTTCATTGACCATGCTTGGTAAATTATCATCATGCATATGTAAGAAAACAAACTCATGCGCTGGTCTAGGAGAAACGATTGTTTCTATACCTTCTTTCCATCGTGGTAAGAATGACATTCCTGTAGCATGCATTCCTCGAATTTTAGACTCAAGGAACACACGCTTCAGTAAAGCAAAGTCATCTTTAGATGGCTTATTGATAACACAACCAATGACGGCACACATTATGAAAAGAACCCTTCCAAACTATTTGATTTTTCTGCTTTAGGATGATACTTGATTAACTCATCATAACCGAGTTTCTGTTCAAGGTAATCATACCACTCTTGGCTTTCCCACATTGATGGTGAGACGCCATTCCAAAGTTTACGCCACTCAGGATGCTCTTGATTGTTTCTGCGATCTTCAACAAACTGATAACGAGTTTCTTCATACTCTTTGCTACCAAGTTCAAGCATCTTCTCACGGAAATAAACAACTAGAGAAATTCGTTCAGAACCTTCTTCACAAACAATCGGAGTATTGCCATGAATGATCTCATGATTGTTAACTAGCAGTAGATCTCCTGGACGAACATTAACTGCAACACGAATTTCTGGGAACACTAGATAACCACCAGTGAAGCGACCATCGTTTGAAAGAACCAGAAGGTTAGACAAACCAGAATCTAAATCACCAGCATCTCTATGCGCTGCTGTTCTAAATGTTTTATTGACAGTCAACGTAGTGAAAACAGTTCCAGGGACTAAGAAACTCTGATCGAGTTTATCAGCTGCTGCCTTTTGATTTCCCCAACGCCATGGTAATAGTTCTTTGAAACCACGATTCAAGGACTGAAGGAATGGGAATGACAGTTTAAACTTATCCCAGTTGTCGCGAGTATAAGTTGTTGCACGACCATATGGAATACGTGGATAACGATCGAACCAACCAGCAATACCTGAGTCAACAGGATTGCCATAGGAAGTTTCAGAAACCATCTTCATAGTTTCTTCTGCTGACTTTGCTCTTTCCTCACGATTCAAAGGAATGATAGAATCAACCCACTCATCAAAGTTAAACTTGCCACGGAAACGTGAGATGACCCAAACATTATTTTTACCTGACCCAAGAGCTTTTAATCTTGACTCTTCAGTTGGATATTTTGCTCTTATGGTTTCAATAATATCATCATCAACAATAGCAGCATTACGAGCATCAATAATGCCAGTTAACATTTCTTCTTGGTAATTAGTAACCCACTCACGCCCAACACCACTGACCTGAGTTCCTGCCTTGATACCAGAAGCAAGACCACGATTCTCAGTTCTAATTGCTGCTTCACGCAATCCAACATATGCTGCTTGTTGTTCTTCTTTAGTGAAGAAGTTCTTTCTAAACTTGAAAGCGATCTTTTGTTCATCAGCTTTCTCGCCGAATGCAAGTGGAAGATAACAATCCATATCTTCCTCAACAAGAATATCATAATGTTGCTCATCAACGAACATTCCTAATAGATGTTCGCTCTCATGATATTGTGGTGCTACGTATACTTTTACCATTTTATTCTCCGTTAAAATTGAAACCCTGATCCATCTATAGAGCTTCGTTTACCAAACTTACTTTTGTCGAATAATGGCGTGTCATCTTGCTCACCAGAGTCAGCGATATCTTCTTGTGCTGACATCTCGACATTATATAATTTCATCTTAGATCTGTCAATACCAACAATGAATCGTTTGTAATAATTTGGATCACTATAACGATTCTTCAGTTGCTTGACCATAATCTGATTAAGTTGTTCCATTTCCTCAGTACTAATCAACGCAAACATAAAGTCAACTGTCGCTGGTAGACCAAACGATTCAGAAGTATCTTCAAGCCCTGGATCACTGCTAGTAAAACCAGAACGAGTTGTTTGAGTTGCGCTGAGAATAGGAACATTATATTCAACCGCCAATCCTCGAATTTCTTCTGCGATGCTCTTAATATATGTATATGAATTAACATTTGACCCATGGCGAAGTCTTTGAGAAGCGCAGATATTCAGATAGTCAATGACTACCAAATCTGGCACAAACTCTTTCTTCATCTTGAGTTCTTCAAGCAAAGCACGGAAATGTCCAGAGTGAGCAGTTGCTGTTGGATATTCTTTGATGATAAGTTTACCTTTGGTTTTGTTTGCTAGTTTAGCAACACGATTATCAAAGATATCTTTATCAATCGCTTTCAGTTCATCCATACTCAGGTTCAACAGGTTACAGTCAATACGTTCAGCAATGCGCTCTTCAGCCATCTCCATAGTTATGTATAGCACATTCAAATTCTGAAGTAGCGCTTGAGCCGAAACGTGACACATAAACAATGATTTACCAACACCTGTACCTGCCAATGCGACATTCAAGGTTTTCTTTGAAAGACCACCTTTAGTGATTTTGTTGAGGAGATCAATGTCGAATGGAATTTTCTCTTCAATCCGATGATAAAAATCATAGCGTTCATCTGAATTCTCAATATAGTCGTGACCGATATGATTATCAAATGAAACGGCAAGAGCATCAGAAAGAATAGATGGGATAGCATCTTTTGTATGAACGACATCACGACCCTCAATAATTTTGATTGAATCCATAATCGCCAGATAGACTGCGCGATCTTTACAAAACTTCTCAGTGTGTTCAAGCAACCAATCTTTATTGATTTCTTTCTGACTGATTTCTTCAATAGATGTTTGAAGTTCAGCGTGTTCTTTATCCGTGATATCAGTTCTATTAGAAACTTCGATACCAAGGATTTCTTTAGTAAGAGGTTTATTGAACTTAGAGAAGAACTGCATAATCGTTGAGATGATTATGCGTTCTTTCTTCTCAGCAAAGTATTGATCTTTTAAAAACGGTATAACTTTTCTGCAGTACTCTTCATCAAAAATCAAATTACTAATAATTGACTGCTCAATTCTCATTCAGTTCCACCTGTAAAAATAAGTTCTTTGTTTTCAATGGCTTTTCGAATGACCTCAACCAGAATATTGCCAATGGTTGTCTCATATTCTTTCTTGCTTTCTTCACCACCATTCTCACCTTCTAAATGGTTATACTCAAAAGAAAGAACTGGTTCATTCTCATCAGGGAATTCTACCTTACCAAAGTTGAAAAGGCAACCCGAATACTTACCAGACAAGATTCTTATCTTGTAAAATCCGTCATCAGTTGCTTCAGGTAGAACCTCATAGTCTTCAAACTCCTTCTGGCTCATCTTCAAGTTCCTCACTCTCAACAGTTACATCACTACCAAATTTGTATTTTGTAGCGCAGTAAGTATCAATGCGCTTCATAATATCTTCAGTGAAGTATGTAGCAGGGTTTTCATTAATGTTCTTACCGAACAATTTGCGACCGTCTTCTAGTTCGATTCGACCACCTTGAGACTTCCAGATACCTGCCTCAACAGCAAGATCAAGCAACCCATGGTAGCGATCTAGACCAGTAGTAAACGAGAGTTTAGTTTCAACCATAGATTGTTCTTTAGTGAAACGTGACTTCTCAAGTTTACATTTGATAATGTTACCAATCACCTCAGTGCCATCCTTATCTTTAGATTTAGACAGGAACACGATAGTGGATGCTGCATATTTCAGACCATCACCACCGCCCATTGTCTTAGTTGGAACGTATGCACCGACGACAGCGTAAGTATGGTTAGTAACAATCATTGCGATATCGAGCTTCGCCAACTTCAAAGATAGAACACGGAATGCTCCACGAATCAATTGAGCACGTGTCATATCACGAGTATCTTTACCCTCAACAGTATCTTCCATTTCTTTAGAAGTTGAAAGCATACCCAATGAGTCAAGACACATCAGAAGTGGTGGACGATTCTCTTTCTTTTCTTTTTCATAGGCATCAAGAATCTTTGCTGCTTGAGTTCTAAATTCTTGAACAGTTGAAACAGGGACGATGACAAAACGGCGAGTGTCAATACCTCGCTCAGTTAACATATCTCGAGTTAGTGCGCCTTCAGTCTCAAAGTAAACAACACCTGCGTTTGGATCACTGTTTAGGAAATGCTTACAGATACCAAGGGCATAGAAAGTTTTTCCTGTTGACGATTCACCAGCAAGTGCTGTTACTTTGTTAGATGGCAGACCACCGTATATGGAACCTGATAGCAACGCATTAAATGCGTAACTACCAGTATCGATGAACCCAGCAGTGTCACCAACAACACCGTCATCAGCAAGACCCGCATATTCATTATCTAATTCCTTGACAATAGATTTTAAGAAACTCATAATATCCTCCAAATAATTTAATTATACCACTGGGTTTGTCGAAAGTCAATTGCACCAAGATGCTTTCTTCTCTCCAAAGTATGGTCTTGCAAGACCAGCTGCAATCAATAGTTCAGAAAGACGCTTTCCGTCAATAATAACATCACCCAAAACTCTACCTCCAAATTTGTCATGTTCTTTTAATTCAATTTGGATTTTCTTTGCTTCTGCAACTTGCTTCTTTGTGAATGCAGTTGCCATTGCGCCCATCTTTGCTTCTTGTTCACACTGAGCACGACCACCCTTTTCTGGAGTGTCAACACCAAGAACACGAATAACCAATGTTGGCTTTAGTGGAGGTGGCATAAACTTTGCTTCGAACTCAACGGTGTCACCGTCAAGAACACGAGTTACTTTATAATCATATGGATTTGCTTTTGCTGGTAGAGTTAGTACCAAGAAAAGAAATCCTACTGCTGCATAAAACTTATTCATAGATTCTCCTATCCGAAAAATGATTCAAGGGTTATCTGCTCTTCAACAGTCCAACCCAATGGTTCTATTACGTTAGACAGAGGATCAAGGAAAACCTTCTCGAACTGTTTATCGTAATCAATATACTTATGTAAATTTAGATCACGAGGTAGGGTTCCCAAGAAAGAAATAACATCTTCATTAATTGGATTTGGTTTCTTCAAGTAAACAAACTTAATCTTTTCTCCGTCTTTAATTAACTGGTGTATGTGTGTTAGTTTCTTTTGTTTAATATAGTGATTGTAAAGTAGCGCACCCCTCACATGAATTGGCGTTGACTTAGCATATACACTGCTGGTTCCTGCATATGTTTTCATGCCATTAACACCACGTGGGAAAGCAATCTCTTCAACAGACATATTATTAAATTCTTCTCTGAATTCCATAACATAATTATGTAGTTTAGATTCATCACCAGCAAGAATAACTTTAATAGAGTCTTTCAATTTGTCACGGATAACAGCTGGGGTTGAAGACTTAACCATCTCAAGACCCATGACTTTAATTTTTGGCTCAGCATATTGAACACCCTCAGAGTTATGCACATTCAATATGTAGCGTTTCTTCGCAGTCCAAATACCTTTATCCGCAAGAACTTCACGCTTCATCTGCATCTTCTGAGAATAGGCATTCATCATAGATGCTAGTTCATTATAGCAGCTGTCAATATATGGTTGAACCTTATCCTCACAGAATCTATCCATGAAGTTGATAGTCTTGTCAACAGGATGACTAGAGAAATATGTATCGACAAGTTTCTCAAACGTGACATAGATTGAGTCAGTATCAACTGCAATAATATAATCCTCATCCTTCGTCTTCAATACTTTATTCATAAACTGATTCATCTTATCGTGAATCCAACGAATAGAAAGTTGACCAGAAGTAGTAATACCCTCAGCCATTCTAATATCAAAGTAGCGGAAGTATTGATTGCCCATCGCACCATAAGCAGAGTTCAGTGCGATCTTCATAGCCATCTGAAGATTATTAAGTCGAGATATTTCTTTCTGTAAAGATTTATCTTTTGTCTGTTCATACTCTTGTTGAACTTTAAGCATTTGCTTCTTGAACTTGCTTCGGTTAGCATACATTTCTTCCATCAATGCTGGCATGAAACCTTGCTTGCTCTTGTCATAGCAAACACCATTAGCAGTCATAGTAAGATCACGGTCAATCAACATCTGCGTTTCAGCAGAACCAGAAAGCAGTTTCTCAACATTAGTTTGAACACGTCCTGGACGCAAAGTCTCAGGAGAAATGTTATACTGCATAATCAAGTGCGGATATAGACTGTTCAAGTCAAACGAAACAACCCACTTATGAAGTCCGATCAAAGGATCTTTAACATATGCGCCTTCAAACTGAGAATCTTTTCTATTGCCAGTATTAGGTGGAATAACAATATCTCTATCACGCAAATGATTATAGATAATCGCATCCCACATACGAACCTGAGAGAACACATCAGCATAATTGATCTTTGCGTTATACGCCATAGTCAACTGAAGTTCAATCAGTCGCATTTTGTCTTCTAGTTTGTCAACAAGACGAACGTCATGGATGTTATACTCAACAAAATCGTTCCAGTGATTTGTATAGAAGTCTTTGAAAGAATCTCCTGGGTTTTCTTTCTTCTTCTCTCCCAGTTCAATATATGCGATGTGATCAAGTTTATATGATTCTTGAGCGGAGTAAGTGTACTTACGATAAAGATCAAGGTAGTCAAGAGAACTAATACCAGCAATGTCGTAGCTGATTTCTTCAACACCTTTAACAACGATTCGCTTTTCATTAATTATACCCCATGGAGAAATTTTCTTGGCTTGATTTTCACCAAGGACATTAATAATTCTACGAATCAAATACGGCACATCGAAGAACTCAATGTTCCAACCAGTAATAACATCAGGTGGGCTCAAACGCCAGAATGAAATAAATTCGCGAAGAAGATGTTCTTCACTTTTACATTGAATGTATTTAATTGTATGATCAAGACCAACGACTGGTCCAACGCCAAAGGTTGTTATCTCTTTTGTGTTATTATCTTGAACGGTAATTAACAGAAGTTCTTCATTGGCTGTTTCCATATTTGGAAAGCCATCTTCAGTTTTAGTTTCAATGTCAATAGAGTAAATCTTAATCAGTTCTCTATCCCACTTCACATCACCATGATGCGTGTCGCTAATATATTGAGCAACATAGTTAGTGTTTCCGTAAATTGGGAATCCTTCAATGTCTTTGTATTGATCAATGAAGTCACGGCAGTCTCTGATAGTTCCAGGTTTAATTGGAAATACTAAGGAACCATCAAGAGTTTTAAATGAGGAAGATTTATCTTTAGATGAAGTAACATATAGAGTTGGTTGGAACTCAACTCTAAATGATACTGGGGTGTTAGCATCATATCCTCGAACTAGAAGATTGTTGCCTTGCTGAAATACATTAGTATAAAAATCCAAATTACACTCCATACATTAGCATCATTGCGTCAAGCGCACAATCATGAATAGGGTTATGTTTAATTACGTTGTGTCGCTTAAATGTTGGATGGTTGACCTCGCAGTAACCATTGTTTGCAGTAGAACACAAACACTCAACACCAGTTCTAACATCACGCCATTTATTATACGGCATAATTCTATCCATATCAAGTTTCAAAGCAAGACTATCAATGACCATTTGATCAAGAGAACCACGTGCCCAGATTAAAGCATCTCCATACTTTGCGATGTATTGATAGAGATATTCAATCGCTTGCTTTGGGTGTAGGTCTGAATCTGAAGGATCAAAACTAGCAGCACGAATAGCAGGATGCATTGTTTTCCAAAAGTCTAATGTGCTCTTAGAAACTGTTCTGTCGTATTCTTCAATTTGAATTCTACTATCAAATTTTACGAATAGGGTTTTATTCAACAAGGCTTCATAATCATCACCTTGTTCAAAATATAAAATTGCTGCCGACAAAACTACAGCAGTTGACTCTGTGTCTAGAGTCTCGATGTCAAACATATACATAGTAATACCTCAATGTAAAAATGCCTCAAGTAATATTATACCTGAGGCATTATTAAAAGGCAAGTATTTTATTGCACTTTTGCAGCACTTAAAATCTGAGCAGCTTCTTCTTTTGTAAGAATTTCCAAACCACTACCAAAGAGTCTGTTATATTCATTGATAAGTTTCTCAGCTGGCTCACACTCAGCTGCAATACTTGTCCAGAATACTTTAACTCTTCCATCTTTTGCAAAAGGCATATACGGTGCCATAACACCATCAGTCTTACCATCTGCTGTGCTCTTCAAGAAAATAATAGCAGGGTTGACTACTGAGAGATATTCAGGTGTGGTTCCTGCAGTATCATCTTCTTTTGCGATTAGTACATCACCATTAATTAATCTAAATGTTCTTACGTTCATATGTTCTCCTGTGCAATTAACCATTCGACCCAATCACTCGCTTCAACATAATTTACGAATTGACGGATCAATACTTTGTCAGCATCAAAAACATGCTGAGCTACCACCATGACAAGTTTGTCATTAAATACGGATACCTTCAACAACCATGATGCTCTTCGCACAAGTTGATAAGATACTAGATGTTTGTAGATACGTGATTTCATCATACTATTATTTAGTATGATGGTGTGGGGAGTTTCCTCCCCACCAGATTTATTTTTGGCTTGGATTTGCTGGAACTTTTCCGTTTACCCAATCCCAATCATCATCTGTCATTGGTATCCAATTACAACTTTTCTGATAGTTCATCTTTTTGACTTTCAGTTAAAAGTTGTTTCTTAGACTTTACACTTTCACCGTTTTCTGCGATATCAATTTTCTGTGGCTTCTTATGCTCAGGAATAATACGCTCAAGAGCAATCTTCAACATACCATTAATTAGTTCTGCGCCTTTGATCTCAACTTGATCATTCAACGCAAAGGTATGTGTGAAGTTGCGAGTAGCAATTCCTTTATGCAACCACTCTAATGCTGTGTTATCTTCATTCGCTTTACCTTTGACAATTAACTTGTCATCAGCAAATTCAATTTCTAGTTCCTGCTTTGTGAAACCAGCAACAGCCATCTCAACGACATACTTATTTTCTGAAGTTTTCTTGATGTTGAATGGTGGATAGTTTGGAACATTTTTGGTCAGATCGTCATGCATTTTTGCTAGACGATTGAATTGATCATCGAATCCAACAAAGAACTTGTCGAAGTCTTTGAACTGAGGGTGTAACATTGTATCTGGTAGCCATTTGTGTACCATAGTAGTCTCCTTATTTAAGCGAGTTAATAATTGCTACCCCGAAGGCATAGCAGTTTTAATAGTCGGCTTTTAACGTAGTTACCGACCAACTACGTTCCCATCCCGATTGGGACAAAATCTATTTAGCGATTTGCGATATACATTGTAATCTCAAATCCAAAACGCATATCAGTAGCTTCTGGCTTAGTCCACATAATTGTCTCCTTTAAAAATGTCCAAGTTGGACATTAAATACTTATCCCATTTTAGGCAATAAGCATATAAGGATAATCATTAATTATACCTAAAGTATTTAGCGTTTTTTACCAATATTATATTTAGGAACCAATTCCCATTCATCTTTCTCTTTGTGTGTTACTACTTTAATCTGAGAAAGAGATGCTTTTGGTTCAGCCTTAGACGGATGTAGAATCTTTAGTAAGTCCCAATCTTGCAAAAGACCAGCAATAGTATTTCGTCTTTCTACGTCGTTGGATGTAATGTTAGATTCTTTGCCGTCTAGAGCAAATAATTCTTTGAAGTGGACAATAAAGTATCTGCCTTGCTTATGTAAGATATGGCAAGACTGATATAACTTTTTGTCTTTGCGGGAAGCGATACCGATACGAGTTAGAGTTTCTCTAACCTTTAGGAAATTGTCTGGCTCTGGTAGGGTCACTTCTAACATGGACTCTGGAGTCCAATCGTAATAAACCATTTCAACACTCATGATTTTCCACCTTTGTATAATTTTTCTTCTAGTTCTTTCAGTTGTTCATCTGTAAGTATGCTCATAGCAACTTTCGCTTTTTCGTCAGAATACTTAAAATATTCCTTCACCAAGGAGAAGTGTTTACCTAGTTTTTCCTTTTCGTTCCACTTTGAGAAACGCTTCTTCTTAACGATACTATTTAGTAAAAATGAAAATTGCCAGTCTGGTGGAATCTGAGAGTATTGGTTCATCACGTTGGCATATGCTACTGTATCTACAAAGTAGGACAAGCCTCTGTTAATAATGAACGCACTCTTTTTATAGTCCTTGGAAGCCAAAGAATCCTTCTTTAGCAAGTCCTCCTTCGTATAGGATATCGCATTAATAAAGTCAAACGGTGTCATGATAAATTCTCAAGTTTCTCTTTTTCTACAATGAACTTGGTGTTCGGGAATCTCCCAACCATGGCGGTGAGCAGACTATCTTTGTCTGGACCTTGAGCGATAAATTCGTCGGTATCGTAGTTGTAGGCAAAGAGGAACCCTTGTTCCTTTTCAAAATAAATTCGAACGATATCCTCACCATCTTCTTCGTCCTCCATTCGACTTATCATTTTATTCACTTCATTTTTTGCATATACCTCTCGAGCTACCCAGCCCATTCTAAAGCAAACATACATTGCTAATGTAATGAGTAATATGTCTAAGATGTTCATTTGAATTTACAGTTTACCATTAGTTCAGTCAACGCTGCCATCATATTTATTTCCTGGTCAGCAACGAAAGCAGACTTGTATTGATAGTCTGCTAGGGTAACAACTAGCTGAGGGATTGAAGATGGATCCATAATCTCAGACGCTTTGTCATATAGATTACGGAAGATATGAGCAGTTCCCATATCTGCGTTTTTGCCAACCCAACGGCGAATGTCTGTATACTTCTTGGTCTTTAAAAGTTCAACGAGTTCTTTAAAAGACTCATCGCTGACATTAAGAAGAATACCAGAATCAATTTTACCTGAGACAGAGTAGCGCTGAAGTTCATTCAGTGTTCTACGGAAGTCTGGGAAGTGTTTAGTTACAAGTTCAGCTACGACTTTAGAGTCAAACTCAACCTGCTCAAATGAAAGAATATCTGCGATACGACGATAGAACGCAGCAGCAATCTTCGGCTTCTCTCCATTGTCAATCTTGAAGTCAACATTAATACAACGAGATTGCAACGCATCAAGAAGTCGATGCTTAAAATTACAAGTGAAGATAAAGCGACAATTACCTGCGAACTCTTCAATGAACGCACGCAGCGCAGGTTGAACTGAATCAGCATTCATATAATCTGCTTCATCAATAATAACAACCTTCTTTGCATCAGTCAATGAAACAGTTGATGCAAAAGACTTAATAACAGTTCGGAGTGTGTCGATAGAACGACCTTCGTCCGAACCGTTAATCATTAAATACTCTGCGCCAACTTCGTCACATAGTGCTTTTGCTACAGTTGTTTTACCTACACCAGCAGTTCCGCTAAAAATAAAATTAGGAAGTTCACCACTAGCGATGAACTCCTTAAAAGTTTTCTTCAGAGATTCTGGTAAAATACAATCATCAATTTTCTGCGGACGATACTTCTCCACCCACAAATAGTGTTCCATAATATAGACTCCTGAAAGGATTATTCAAATGTAGAATCAGCTTCAACAGCAACAAAGTAAACTAGATCGGAACCAGATGCCTGGAAACGACTGATCTTCTTATTAGAAATAGAAACGGTATATGCGCCAGGAATCATTTTAAGGTTATCAACTTTCAAGTTGACTTTGAAAGTTTTGTCTGTATCAGCAAGCGCAACCTCATACGCATTTGCTGCGGCATTCTTTTTATCAGCAACAACGATCTTCATCTTAGAGCCATCGCCAACTACGCTTACGTCAGCAGAGTGCAAGACAGAAGCAGTTCGTTGAATCATAGCAAGAGTAGATGCGTCGAGATTAAAAGTAATATCCTCAGACGGCAATTGAATCTGCTTAGCAGGTGGAACGGTCAATGTTCCAACATCAGCAGCATAATAACGAATGGAATTATTTCCTTGCTTGATACGAACAGACTTCTCAGAAAACTCTAAGTCTGGATCTTCAAACAACGAAAGTGCACCAAGGAATTCGTTTAGATCATAGATGGCAAACTCACTATCAAAAGTCTCAGGAACTGTAACAGATGCCATTACATTTTTCTGAGCAGAGATAGTTGAGAGTTTAGAACCTTCTTTGATTAAAAGATTTCCATTAATGGATGCGAAGTTCTTTAGAACTCCGACTGTTTCTTTAGATAACTTCATGGTTTCTCCTATCAAATAAACACATAACTATGTATATGAATTATACCCCATTTCTGGGGTATAGTCAAATTATTTTTGCATCATTAGAGCATTGAAGTTAGCAGGCACAACGATAGTTTGTACTCGACCATTCTTAATACCCTCAGAGATGTTCAGCGCAGCTTGTGCTTGCATAAAAGCAATAGAGCTTTGGCTGTTGTTTGCTAGAGCAGCCATACGTTCGGCTTCTTTCTTAGCAGTTTGTACTTCAACTTCCTTTTGCTTATACTCATTCTTAGCACGAACAAGAGCATTAGCAGATTCAACAACGCTGTCAGCTGGGACTACGTTACGAATTAGGACTTGGCTGATAGTGATAGATCCATCAAGTTTTTCTTCAGCAAGATTCTTTTGGATTTCTTCACGGATTTGATTCTCCATGTTCTCACGATTGTCTGCCATATCAAGTGCTTCATAGCGACGAGCAGCTTTGTAAATTGCATTACGAGCATTCTGAACAACGTAGTTATACATTACGTAAGTATCACCTTTGAACTCAGCGTGGAATGCTTTGTTCTTAGTTGAGTATAGTTCAGAAACTGTTTGCGGATTAATGTTATACACAACCACAGCATCAAGATCTTTCATAGTGCTATTGTCTTTAGCAACTGGAGTCATATCCTGAAGAACGACGTTAACATCTTTCACTGGGAAAGTTAGAACATCACCAATGATAGTTTGGTTAAAAGATCCAGGCAGCAACTCTCCAGATTTAACCTGCTTGTCGAAGCCAACACGGACACCTACCTCACCTGTCTCAATACGAGTGCAACCAACAGCAGTGGTAAGCAAAGCAGCAATCGCAGTAAGTTTCATAACAGTTTTCATTACAACTCCTTAAAATAAAATAACAATACCAACAAGAACAACCACAACTAGAACAGAGATGCCAGCACTATACGCTGCCATCTTAACAAAGTCCCACTTCTCTTTCTTTGTAAATTTTCTAAACAGATCAATGCCTACATAGAAAATAATGAACAAAGAAATAAACGAAACAAGCATCTTAATCATTTTTCTTCCTTAGAATATTTTACATCATGTTCATATAGAAAGTAAAGGCAGCACATTGCATGCGCCAAATGATGAATACCAGATTCAGGGTCTAGTTGTTCACCCTCTTTCCATGCCCATAGATGACGTTGCATAGCATCAAAGTACCTACGCTTAGAATCAGGAACATACTTCCAGTTATCTGGTTCGTATTTCTCTGCTCCGAATGTAAGTACCTTTACCATTTCTTTGAGCGCAAGTGGTGGTATTAAACCATATTGAAGTTTGCCACCGTCAAACTTTCTACCGCCAGTGGTAGAGTTCTGAGAATTTTTAATTTCGTCTTTACTAGCCATTTAATCCTCCAAGTGAGAATGACTATGGGTGCTCCATAGAACACCCATAAGCAGGTCACTTAGGCGAAGAGACCAAGACGATACGCAGCTGCGATCATCGCTTTGGTTGGCTTACCAATGCGATACTTGGTAACAACATTACCACGACTGTCAGTAGTAACATTGCTATATACGCAGTTACCTTGCTCACGAAGGCTGCGAATTGCAGATGCTGGATGGGCAATACCAAACTGGCTCTTGATCTGAGCAGCGGTTACTTCTTTGCCTGAGTTAAGTACTTGCAAAAGTTTAGATTGACGACTCATAGATTTAATCCTCATTCAAGTCAATACCATCAAACGAAAAAAAGCCAAGAGTGGTGATGGCGTTACCACTCTTGACTGTCAAACCAAGTCAGTTAGACTTGGATACCGTTAGCACGAAGTTCTGCTTGAAACTCATCTTCATCGATCTCAACCTTTTCGGCTTGCTCGATGATCTTTTCTAGTTTCTGCTTAGCAGCAGCATTTTGCTTAGCAACCGAAGTACCAGTTGACTGGGGTCCAGGGAAAGCAATAACTCCACGCGAAATTCCATTGAATTGCACAAGCCAGTTAGGATAGCCGACTTTGACGCCACCGTCCTCACGCTTGTGATAAAGATCCCACATCATAGAACGAAGTTCTTTGGTGGTAATAGTTTCAGCCGAAGCCAGTTCGGGTTTCATAGCAACGAGAGCATCGATGCAACGCTTTTGACCCTTTGAAAGATTAGCATATTTCAACATGTGAAAAACTCCTGTGTGTGTTAATAAGAAAGAAACAACTCAACTTTAGAACTATTATTATACCCCAAGCCTGAATAAAAGGCAAGTTTTTTCTTGTATTCCCCTACGGATAGTAGGGGAATAAAAAACCCTTTAAAATCAAGCACTTACGGCATCCTCGGTAGCCGTAGGGGAAGGTTCTGCAGGGGTTTCCTCAATATAATCACCTGCGGAGACCTTATCAAAAAGATCCACAAAGGCAAGGCGAGTTGCATCATCGAAACGGTTTGTGCAAAGTTCGATTGCCTTTTTCTGGTTCTTAAAGATTGCGTATGCACGAACGATATGAATCAAACGGCGAGTAGTGATAGTCTCATCAACGCCACCTGCTTCAAAAGTTCGGCGAATTGCGTCAGCCCACTTGACCATGTTCTCAGCAAACTTCTCATCAAGGCAATTAAAAGACTTCATGAGATTAGAAACAATCTTCAACTCAGTACGCTGCTCAGGATATTCCTGGTTGAATGTAACAGCGAAACGCTCGAGGAATGCTTCATTAAGAACATTGGTACCAATGTAACGACCGTCTTCACTACCTTTACCTTTTGTATTTGCGGTAGCAAAGATATTGAAACCCTGAGTAGGATAGATCAATTCATTCTTCAGTTTGAAGTAGAATGGTTTACCCTCAAGGATTGGTTGCAAACACATCAGAGTGTTTGAATTACCTGCATCAATTTCATCAAGAAGCAAAGGAATGCCAAGACGCATAGCAATAACGATTGGACCTTCAACAATTTCGACGTTGCCATCGATCAGAGTCTTAGTGCCGATGAGTTGGTCTTCATCAGTCATACTATTAAAGTTGATGCGGATAAGAGGACGCTTACGCTTTGCGCAAATCTGCTCAATGCTGGTAGACTTACCGTTACCAGTTGGACCGCTGATATAAGCTGGATAGAAAATTCCAGCAGCAATAATTTGATCTAGATCTTTGTAGTTACCGAATGGTACATAGTTCGCATCCACTCTTGGGATAAGACTTTCAGTATTTGTATAATCTACCATGACACTCTCAGGTTTAAGAGCAGTGTTACCAGCAACAGGCGCAGAGAAGTTGCCACCTGGGATTGCGTAAAGCCCACGACCAATTTTATTGTTCATGAGCCAGCGAGGCGACTTGCTTGTTCCAAGTTCACGCATCACGTCAAGCAATTGTTGATTCTTGACAACACCGTCAGTTTTAACATCAGGAAACATCTCAAAGAGTTTCGCTTCAAAGGTTTGAACAAAGTTCGTATCAGCAGTCATCACATTCTCCATAATAAAGTTCCTACAGTTATAATTATACTACAGGTTGAAATTAAAGGCAAGTATTTTTTCTTGCATTATGCAACCAGCCCTACGAAGCGATTCAAGAGAATCCGATTTGTCTTTTGGACATTCAGATACTTGTTGAATGCTTTTGCAATCTGTTTGCTGTTCATCTTATCCGAAACATCTAAATCCTCATCCTTAATTGCAAGTTTAGAAGAAGGGATAATATAAAGTTCGTCGCGACCGCAATCCTTCAGCATAGCAAAGTCATTCTTGCGAATTTCCTTTTGCATTGCTTCAACCATAGCGATATCCTCAATAGAACCACCCTTTGCAGAGGTAACATTATTGCGAACAAACCATGTTAGATCACGACGAGAGTTTCTACCAATATAGAAACCAACAGTTGTTGCATTATAACGATCCTTGATAATCTGTAACAACACATTGGTTTGAGTACTAGCCTCTTGGGTGATTCGATATTCTTTCTTAGTAATCGGATCAACCATGTAGTTCAGCACTTTGCAACGCTTATACTCTGGTTCATAAACAGTAACATACTCACGGAGATGTCTGTCGCCAGTCCCATTCAAACAGCCGCCCTCACCATCAGTCAGAGTGATGAATGTCATTTTCTCAACATTATTCTTAGATTTGAACTCAGCGAGATAGTTGGTCATGAACAGCAACGCTTCATTCAGCGGAGTGCTATTCAAACACATTCTTGAGCTGTAGTACCAGAAATTACTCAAACATAACTGAACCATTTTAGTAAACTCGCTGTTGGTCATCTTGTCACTGAATAGTTCAAGCAGATATACATCTGCATGGGTAAAGCCAGCGAACTTCGGATCGTATTCAATCTTCGAATATCTGTCGTAATTCTCAGGATAGATAATGTTACCGTTTTCATCACGTGGGTAACGATCATAACCATTACTAAAAGCATATACACGGAAAGGAATCTGTGCACGCTGGCAGAACATAGACAGAGTGATGGTTTGTTTCAGCGTATCAACAATGTTATCATACATTGAACCAGACCAGTCGAGAAGCATAACCATGCCATGATTCTTTGTGTCCTTAGTAACGGTAATACGCTTGAATATATCATCAGTCAGTTGATATACTGCTAGTTTGTTTACGTTCAGATTACCAGTCTTTGAGATCTTGTTGCGACGGTAAGCTGTCGCTGACTTGCGCATCTCAAACTCTTTGACCAGATAATTTACAATTCGAGAACTCTCACTCTTGAATTGTTGAGCAGCTGAAGCCATACGAGTAAGGGTCTCAGATTTTTCACGCTTGTTATCTTCTTCTGACAGATAACGATTCTTGAAGTAATGATTAAAGTCTTCATCAAATACCTTGAAGATCTCAGCGTATGGAACAATCTGGTTTTCATCACGCAGATGAGCAGTCTTAGGTTCCCAACGCTGAACGATGGTATTAGTATCTGCTAGATCTTGAAG